TTGTCTTGGTTTGCTCCACCCACGCATAGTTCTCAAGAGCAGAAAGGGCATTATTCGTGTTATGCACTGTAATGCCCTTTACTTCTAATCCGGGAATCCCGAATTGTTCCTTATTCTCTATCATGCCATCCTCGCATTCCATATCTGCGTAAGTTTATTTCTCACCTTACCGCACACAATGTCAACTGACGAAGGGTTTCTCCCCGGTTCTTTAGCAATGGAATATCCTGTATAAACAGTCGAAAAATACTCAGTGTTATACCAAATGTCGAACGGCTGACCGAGCTGCCACGAATAGAAATCCCACAGGTTATTGTCCAACAGCATGGAAAACTCAACTTTATGGTTAACCATCTGCTCTTGCAACCGCTCGTTCACTATGTCGCTTAGCGTTCCTTCGCTGTCAAAAACGTATTCCGTGTTGATCACAGGCAGTCTAAGAGGATTGCTTGAATCTGTAGTTATGCCGTCAAGCGTTCCATAATACGTTCCTCTCAACGTAGACCCTTCATCGTTATAGATCAGCAGTTTATTGATCTCAAAGATTTCGCTAAACGGAGTCATCTGCGTAATTGGCAGTGCGTTGTTGCCAATCTTTACATGAAGCGTTGATGCCGTGCCTATGGTAATCGTTGGATCTCCACGGAACGGCACAACAACATCAACTATCACGCCCCACTGATCGTAGAGACTGTAGAAGAACTCTTCCAGGTTCTCGACATAATTCTGAGAAACCACTTCCACATCGTCCTGTGTCTCAGTGTGCTGAATGAATGTTCCCGTTGTTGAACTTGTGGTTGTAACCGTAAAAGGGAACTTCTTCTTCAGCAGTTCATCAGTGCTGTTGATGAAATCGTCCTCGATGATCGACTTAATCTTCCCCTCGATTGTTGTTGCACTAGGATCGTGCCATTTCCAATCGTCATCGAATATAGACAGCAGCTGCGTACACATGATCTCGTTATCGCTGATCGACTTAATCACGCCATTGTACACAACCGTGCCATAAGGGTCTGCTAAGCCTAGCACATCCCCTTCCTTAACATTCCCCGGAGTGTCAAGAAGCGTGAATGTGCTAGAAGCAGACGAAAGAAGGTCTCTCTCGATGGAGAAACCTGTACAGATTGTGTTTACAGTGGGCAATCCTGCGATATCCAATGCATCCTTGATAAACACCCTATACTGTGACATAGGCATTTCTCCAAGTCACTCTGACATACCCATCAAAAGTGTTATCGGCAAACGTGAATGTCATACGGCTCAGACCCGGTCGGAGTTTCAAGAACGTGACATACACTTCTCTTGGATCACCAACGGACAAGTCTTGATAATTAACCGCATTTGGAATGAATGACCCTTCCCTTGTCAGCACGATACTCTCGTTCAAGTCATCGGAATTAACCGTGACTGTGTCATACGTTCCAAGGACTTTCCCTGCACCATATTTGTTGTTGGCTGAATCGTACAAACTCCACGCCACATCAGTGGACTCTCCCATCACCTCAATGAGCAACGGAGCATCCGCAACCCCTGCGTTATACAGTTCGATATTTGATGTGGAAACCGCACCGTAATGATACGGTCTGTACAGAGGATACATCTTGCCGTCTAGCGAATTATTCCTTGCTTCGATCACATTTTCTGTATCGTTGTACCACATCGTCTGCCGATACATTGTGATCGGGCAATGAAGAATCATGTCTTCATGGTTTACTTCGGTTTTTTCTAATGCCGTCACCCGAACCTGGCAATAATAGCCATCAGCCTTATCGGGCGTTTTATAGTGAAGAGTTATCGGTCTGAAATAAAGGAACTGTGCAAACAGGAAGTACTGATTGTACACTTCATCCCGTGTCCCCATGAACAGCAGTTCTCCGCTTACCGAGCCGAGGTTATATTCCTCAGACAGAACTGCGTTTGAATTGCCAAGCCGTAACACATCAAGGTCAACCCCATAGCCAAGTCCTTCCGGCTCGTTGAGGAAGGTCTTGACATCGTGCAGTGAATACCTCGTTCCCTGTGAGTTAACGAGCCAAAATTCTCTTACATCTGCCATTACTTCCTCAACCTCTTTCCGAGTTCCTGGTCAAGAATGCCGACCATCTGCATGCTCAACGCCTTAGCCATAGCCGAGTTTGGCGAACCCGTCACGGTGATATGCGGAGCAATTGTTACGTTATAGCCACCCGAAGCAAAACCGCCCGAGAACCTTCCCGATGCCCCTGCATGTACCGCACCGCTAGACGAATAATGCTCTTGGACATAGACATACATAGTCTTGTCGGGGATGTACAGTCTGTTGAACATGTCTTGAATTCTCCAAACAGTACCGCTTGCCTTTTGCTCTGTTCCGTCAAAATTCAGACCGTTGATTGCCTTTTGAATCCCGTTAAAAGCACCGTTGGCAGTAAGAAGGTTATTATTCCATGCAGTCTTTCCTCGTCTTTCAACGCCATCAAAAGCCAAGCCAAATACTTTTTCCATCTCCCCGGATGCCCGTGTTGATTCACGAATCTGCGTATTGGCGTTGTCAGTCCAATTCTGATTCTGCTGTCTTGCAGCTGCATTGCTTCTGCCGATCATTTCATCGATCTTAGCGATGGCATCATCGTACTGCTTTGTGTTAATGCCCTTCTTGTTGAACTCGTTTCTTGTCTTGATTAATGCATCACGCATCAGTCTCAACTGCGTTTCGTTGCCCTCAAGTTTCTTCGTAAACTGATCGAATGATGCGAGAATGCCCTGCATCTGTTCCGGCGTGCCGTTCAGCACCGCTTCATACATCTCTTGGAAGTTCATGGCTTCAAGAACTTTCTCAGAAGTGATTTCAACTTCCTTGTTGTAGTCTCTCTGCGCTCTTTCAGCATCTTTGAGATAGCCTTGAACAGCACTGTATGAATCTTCGCCGATGTCTTTCAGCGTATTCATCATGTCGCTATCGTTTTCGATGATTCTCTGCAAGTCTTGGATCGTCACATCTTTTCCATCGAGATAATCGATCATCGCATTGACGAATTCTTCGCTTGCTTTCATGCCACGGAAGTCGATGCTTGTCAGCCGTTCGGAGTACCGCTCTGCGGCTTCCTCAAGTTCAGTCATGTACTCAGACTGCTTCTTGATTGAATCTGTGTAAGCATCGTAATTCGCATCAAGCCAAGCCTGTCTCTTCATCGCTTCGGCGAGGTTATTATATGACCCGGTCAAATCATCGACCTTTTCGCCATGGTAAAGAATCGCCCCCGTATCTTCGTCAACGGAGTATGCTTCTTCACCGAGCAATTGATTCAGCGTTGCAACGGTCTGAACCATTTCTTGCTTGATGCCCTCTCCTTCCGCTTCCTTATCATTTAAGGATTCGTAAGATTCCGTAAGGCTTTCAAGTTTCTCGATATAGTAAGATGCACTGTCGATTTCATACTCTCTCTGCCTATACACTTCGGCAGACTGATTTATGTTATCGTTCAGCGCACTGCTAAGAGAATCGATCGACTTCTTGAACTTGAGCGTTTCGTCCCTGGAGCGGATAAACGCTACTACCAACGCCCCAAGTCCAACCGCAGCTGCCCCAACAGCCACCGCAAGTCCGAACTTCGATGCACCACCAAGAACCTTCGCCAATAACTGCGTTGTCCCTTCTGCTTCGATGCCAAGTTTAGTGTACTTTGCGACTGCGGTAGATAAACCGCCAATCAGTTTTGCACCTTTGCCCATGACAAGCAACGCCGGAGACATTGCGCTCACAAAAGCCAATACCCCCGTTACCGCTTCCCCGTTTTCCTTTGAGAATCTCTTAAGGCTGTTGATTAACGGTTTGGCAGAATCAATCAGATCATTGATAATAGGCAACAGCGTTTCTCCAAGTGAAATGCCGACTTCAGTTACGTTGTTCTTGAGAATCTGTAACTGACTCTGTGTTGTGCCATACCGTCTCTCTGCTTCTTTTGTAAGGGCGGTATTCTTATCCCACTCTTCATTAGCCATAGCGATATATTTGCTTAACATGCCCTCGCTGTTGGCTAAACGGGTAATCGTGTCGATCTGCCGAATATTGGAAATATCGACATCGCCGAGGACTTCATACAGAGATTTGCTGATATCTTCTGTCTTCCCAAGACCGATAATGACCTTTTCAATCGTGTTGATCGTGTCGGTGTTCCACGCCTTACGGAACTCTTCACCCGTCATGCCAAGCAGTTCTCCCCACGCAGCAAGCCGTTCGCTCCCGGCATCGGAGAATGTCTTTGCATCCGTTTCGATCTTACGGAAAATTGTACTGATGGCAGAGCCACCACGTTCTGCGCTCAGACCGAGCGAAGACAGTGTGGTTGACAGTCCAAGCACTTCCTGTGTGGACAACCCGACTTGATGTCCTGCCGCTGCCAAAGCCTTTGCCATATAGACAATGCTTTCTTCATCAGTAGCTGCGTTGTTGCCCAAAGCGGTTAACGCCGCACCGAAATTGTCGACATCATCTTTAACATCATTTGCGGAATAACCCATGATGTTAAAAAACTGTGCGACAGCAGCTGCCCCTTCCGTTGCGGTGATGTTGGTTGCGTTGCCAAGATCAATCATCGTCCGAACGAATGGCTGAAGCGAATCAGCAGTAATGCCCAACTGCCCTGCAACTTCAGCGACATTGGCAATCTCTGATGCCGTTGCCGGGAGTTCTGTTGCCATGGTTCTGATCCAATCTTCGATATCCTTGTACGTTGTGGTTGGCGTTTCATCTACTGTTTTATAGACACCTGCCAAGGCTGACTCAAAGTCCATGGCGGCTTTAGCTGCACCTCCCAACCCGGCGGCTGCAACTGTTGAAACGGGCATCAGTGTTCTGCCCAGGTTCTCCATGTTCTTCCCTGCGTTGTCCAAAGTCTTTCCGACCTTTTCAAACTGATCAGCCATCTTATACGCATTGATGTTGTCGATCCGCAGTTTTACCTTCTTGGCAGCATCCTCAAGTTTCAAGAGTTCGCCCGTTGTATCAGTAATTTCGGCTTGCATTCTAAGCCACTGTTTCTCGTCAGTTACTTTGCCATTCTCATCAACGCAATCGGCAAGATCCCGTTTCAGATATTCTAGTTTGGCATTTGTAGCCGTGATGGCGTTGTTATAATCCTGGAACTTCTTCTTGAGTACATCGAGGTTGTTTGGGTTGAACTTAAGTTCCTTATTAAACCCTGTAATATCTTTGCGAAGCGCACGAATAGCGTGATTCATCGCATTTACAGTATTATCGAACGATACTGAATCACCACGGAATTCTATCGTAATACCTTCATGTGCATTTTCCGGCATTCGCTCACCCCCTAATCTTTGACAAACTTACCAATGTCTTGCGCTTTTACTTTCTCTCGTTTCTCACCATTCCTCATCCTGTTTAACCGTTTCGATATTCTCAAAACCTGGATAGGATTCATAGTCATGGCGGTTTCTAAGGGAATTCCCAAGACTATGCACAAAGCACAGAAATACGCATAGTCTAGTTTCAGTTTTTTACTTGCTTATTGTTTTCCGAGTCCTTTTTCGTCTTCTCTTCAATCGACTTGACTGCCGTTGTGACGAGGTTTGCGGTAAACGTAAGATCGCTTGCCACGGACTGATATATTTCAAGATTCTGAAATTCTTCCTTTGTTGCTTCGTTCTGCAAAATCTGCCCGTCCGCTATTTTCAAATACATCGAACACGCTAACGCACGAACAAATCTGCCTGTTGTGGCTTCACTGTTGTTGTTCCCAAACAGAACATTAATAATCGGCTCACCGTATTCCTCTTCAAACAGTTCTAAAGCCTTAATTGTTAAAGCAAAACTGCATGTCACACGTTCGGGGTCAAGTTCTACGATGTCTCCGTTAACAACGCCAAGTTTAGGAATTTCAAAAGTGTGTTTTAGAATCTCCATAATTCAAAATAAAGGGATAGACCGTGAAGCCTATCCCTGTGTCTCCTTTCCTTTAATGCCCAATATTACGGATTTGTGCTTGTCGGCAGAATAACAGCCGTTGTGAACGAATCGAACAGCCTTGCGTTCTCTTCTGTGCGGTCAATATAGAAATACTGAACCGCATTGCCGTTTGCATCCTTGGCAATCGAGGACTCTGTGGCAGTATACTCGATTTCAATCTCAGCTGCTTCGACTTCTTCCTCGTCTGTGGTGCTTTCCATAGTCGGCTCAGAAGCCTTTACACTGTACAGGAAGTGCAGTCTGCGAGAGGTTGTGCCATCCTCGCAGTTCTCACCGCCTGTTTCAAAGAAAATGCAGTGATTTGCGAATGTGCCTGTATCTGCAAAACCGCCGTTCGCCTGTGCCACGAAGCCAAGGAGCGGAACGTACGCAGCCGGAATGTTACGCAGTGTAACCGTAGCGGTACGAACCTTTGCTCCCTTTGCAACACAGAATGTGACATCATCCGCATAGATGTTTGTGTCTTCCTGGTCGACTTCGATCTCAGCAGACACAAGACCCGGAATCATCACAGGAGTGCCGAAAGACGGAGTATCGCCCGTTGTTGTAATCGGTGCGAAACCGAAATTCTTATTACCGTGAATAATCTGACCCATTGTTATCTCCTTATTTGATATTGACTTTTATGCCAATGTCTTTCATGTCATCGATGAATGTTTCCTTCTGCTCGTCAAATGTCTTGTGTATGTGATTTACGCCGTGAGCATACCCAACGCCACCCTTTTTGTTTACAATTAAATGACCGTTTTCCAACAGCCACGTTAACTGCCAGTTATTCCTGTTCCGCACAATTGCTACAGGTTCATGCTCATCACGGTAAAACTCTGTATCCCATGTGCTGTTATAGGTATTGTTACGCCGATTGCGTTCCCACACGGGGCGTGTTTTTAGTGTATGCTCTGCTTCTTCGGCGTTTTTGCGGACAATGTCTGCCATCCCGACTAACTCTACGCTAATTGAATGAAAGTCTTCGATTTTAGTCCATTTCATTGCACAACACCACCGTTGCATTATTCCGAGAGATGTAATACTCAAACTCTAATGACTTGTCGAACATAGTGGACACGTTAATGTAATCCTTAACGTAATCCGTGAGTATTTTACGATTGTCAAAATCTTTAGTAGCCACAGTGATCTGCAGCTCAGTCTTGTAAGTGCCTTTATCATCCCACCCGATCAAACGGTCTGTCAGATAATCCAAGAAGATATAATCGCTTCCGTTCATGTCCTCAAGATCGCCGATGTGTACGGGTACGCCAAGCGGATTGTTCTGTAAATACTCAAAGATGCCCTTCTGTGTGTAAATCACGATGACACCTCTTGCGTATCAAGAATGTAACGCATGCCTGTCTTATAATAATTCAAGATCTCACGCACACGGTACTTCATCCCATGGTATTCAACGTACAACAGTTCGTACCGCTTGCCGTCTTCTTCGATATCCTCAATCAGATCCTTATTTACAACAAAGTTCCGGCTGTTCCGCATCAGTCTTGTTGCAGTGCCTGTCACGTTGTAGTAATTAAGGCTGAAATTCCGAATCACTTTGACCTTAGCAATACGGCTAATGGTAATCTCAGTCGGACTACCATTAGCCTTTTGTCCTTGACCAACGTATATCAGCGTTGCTTCATCGAAATATTGCATCGGAGAGTATTTACCCGTGTAATGTACTGTTCGGTCATGAAATTCATGTCGATGTCGAAGTCTAAGTCCTTCATGATTTGGTAGCCGATACAGACACAGTAGTCATTCCCTGCATAGGGGGATTCCCCCTCGCCCGTACCGTCAACGAAAATATAATTCCCGTCTTTGTCCACCGCATCAATCCAAACGCCCTCGTTGCCGAGTTTTGATATTGCACCACTTACAAGAATGTTTAACTGACTATCGTAAATACTCGATTCGGAAATAGGTAAAATTTCCACCACTTTGGCTTTGACTGTATCAGCGGTCAAAACGCTCATGGAATCACCCCCTTATCCGATTGGCTTGGTTGCCTTTCTGCTCCGTCTCTTCGGAGTTTCGGGCGTTTCAGCGACTGCTTCAGCCGGAGCAACCGCCGTCTCGCCGAGATCCTTGACATAATCCTTGCACAGTTCATACTGCCGATCAGAAATGTACAGAACACTTCCCTTATGTACGGTTACGCCAAGTCTCTCAACAAGTACTTCTACCTTTCTCATGCCCCGTCACCCTTAAGCCGCCTTGTTCAGCTGCGCAAAGTGCTTCAGACGGACAACATTGCCTGCGACATACAGTCTGCCGACCATGATTGCCTTGTCTTCCCGTGCCATGGTGTACGGATCGTACAGCATCTTGACGGTTTCTCCTTCCGGCATGTTCAGACGGTAGCCACGGAAGTTACCAACAACTGCCCAAGCCTGTCCTGCTGTTGCATCGTCATAAGCCGGGAGAGCGGTTGTGAATTCAACACGGATACCATTGATGAAGTACTGCGGTCTGCCTGTGTTGTCTGTGGCGATCTGATAGATCGGGCGATCCTGCAGATCCTTCAGACCCATGTAGTTACTGAAGAAGGTCTTCTGATTCATAGCAACAACCAGGTTCTCAAATGTATTGAGTTCAGCGACTGCGCTGTTAATGGCGTTGAATGTCAGAGCAGAAGTAACCTTTTCGGTATTGTCATTGCCAACGATACCGACAACGCCATTGCCCTGTGCATCAGCAGAACCACTGATGATGGCATGATCAAGCAGGAGAACAACACGGTAAACGAGTTCGTCAGCAAGATACCGCATGAATTCTTCCGGGGACATTGCTGCGAGTTCGTCAGTGATGCTGATCCACTTCTTGATCATCTTCGGCTTCAGAAGGATCTGACCGAGAGTGATTGTCTCTTCAGCCGGAGCATTGCCGTTTTCATCATGCCAAACAGCCGGATCTGCAGCTGTTTCAACCGGGATCGCCATGTAACCCTTGACGAAGGACTTGCTGACGATACGGGAGAACTTGCCGAACTTTTCCCACGCAGTTTCAACATAACCCTGCATCAGTGTCGGAATCGGCACGTTGTCCATTGTTGTAGTCATGGCACGCAGTTCTGCATCGTTGTTGGAACGGATGCTGTCAACCCATGCCTTCCGATACTCTGGAGTATCGAACTGATCGATTTTTCTTTCTTCCACCTTAACTCTCTCCTCAACCTTTGTCGGTTCAACATTGCGGATCAGTGACATCCGCTGTTCCTGTTCCTCAAACTTGCCACGGAGTTCTTCAAGTTCCTTAACATCCGCTTCAATCTGAGACGCTTCCGCTTCAAGAGCGGAAACTTCTTCTAAAACGGCATCCCGTGTCTCGACATCCGCAGATTCAAAAACGCCACGCTTTTCGGTAATCTCATCAGCAATGGCGTTCTTGCGTGTATTCAGTTTGTCGATTTCGGACTGAGCCATTTCAGCAGAAAGAATCTTATCTCTTTCCATTGGTAATCCTTTCCCACCTTTCATCCTGTGCCTTACGCTTTTCGGCAATAAGGCGGTGTTCTTCGGCAAGGGAATCTTCGCTCCTGGCGTAAACAGAAGTCTGCGGATAAGCCGGGAAAACAACAAGCGACACATCCCACAACTTAGCAATTTTTGTGATTGTTCGCCGTTCCTTACCGTTCTCTAGGGTTTCCCACTCTTCGCCGTCACGATCTATCTGAAATCTAAAGGACTGCTTTGAAATCAAGTGGTTTCTCACTAGTTTCATCACATCCCGACCCTGTGTAGTATCGATGACTTCTGACCTTTGGTGTAACCCATCGTTATCCACCCACAACTGTAAGCTGCCGTTGCGAGTCCCTGCCAAAATATAATCGTCATTGTGGTTAAAATTCAGTACCACATCTGACATGTCTGTTTCGTCAAAGGCGTGACGGTCAATAACTTCTTCAAACCAACCGAGATCGGTAGGCTGACCGATGACTGCCGACAGTCCTTCAACTACGTTCTGCTCCCCATCTGCACGGAGTTCAATATCATAGATTCGTTCAAGTTTTCCCATGTTAGTCCACCTCATAGAATTCAAAACGAAGGCCTTTGTATGGTTTTCGGCTTGTAGGCGAATAGGCATGATGACAACACCTTGATATCACCGCCGTAGATACGCCTGTCGCATTTGCCGCATCTTGCCCCGATTTATAAACAACGCCCGTGTCAATACACACAACAGGCTTTGGGGTGCGGTTTGATGGGATATATCCCTTCTTAGCCAAAGACATCTTTGCCTTAACGGCATCGGGCAAATGTTTTCCTCTCCAATACGAACTCTCTTTATTGGATTTGGACATCTTCGCCCTTGTGCGTTCATTTGGATTCCCGTGTTCGCCACCACTGCTTTGGTTGTACCCCCTGTCGGGGTCTGTTAACCGCCACCGCTTTATAAGTGAAATCTCAATGGCACACGCTTCGTGCGATGATAATCCTTCGTAAAGGATATCGTGCGAAAAACCATCCCATCCGTACTTCTCGATGGCACGGGAAAAGTGTGCGTTTTCAGCGTATCCTTTTCCGTTGTTCCACCTATGCTCCGGCTTCCTACAGGTTATTCCCACATACCGTTTCCCGTTGGTCTTATTTGTATGGCAATACACGGCGTACTTTTTGCCGTTATGTATCCTCGTCACTCTTCACCACCATCGTTTGCTTGATCGCCACCCGGTCTGTCTTCGAGTGGCTCAAGACGGTTATAGTTCCCGATCTTGGCAACCGAGTCAAAGTTCTTGTTGTAGAGCAGTTCATCGCCACCTTCAATCGGCGGTAACTTGTAGACCAGCGAACGCAGCTCGTTCGTTGTCAGATCGTTGTGTGCCTTGTACGCAACATCAATCGCCCTATCAATCGGCACATACTCAAACGGATTCCGATAGTACTCAATCCGATTGCCCTGTGTCAGTGCCGTCCGGCTGAAGACCTTGTAATTCAGTTCGGAGACAAACTGTTCAATTCTAGGACGGATCGTCTTCTGAAAGAACACTTCCATGTGGTCTGCGTTTGCTGTGCCGTCTACCACCTTGCCGTTAATGCCGTTGAACTGATAGAGCAGATCGATGTACTTGTTGATGTCCGCTGTGGAAGTGGTGCTGAACGGGTTGCCTAAAGTCTTCCATTCTTCACCTGCATCGAGTACCAGGATGCCGCCCTTGGTCTTCTTGATACGCTCGATGATCTCTTCCTGCTTAGTTACCTTCTCTTCCTGTCCGGCAAGAACACGGGTAGCAACACCACGGGCATAACCTGTAGCTGCACCACCGATCTGAATGATGCCACGGACTGTGCCGTTCTCACGCAGTTCCTTAATAAGTGACTGTAACCCTGCATCGACAAGGTCTACGAAGATCTGTGGCGAATCGCTGAACAGATCTCCATAGAAGATGTTGTTCGGATTTGCTCTCAGATGGATCACGTTGCGGTAATCAACGAGTTCAATCATGCCCGAAACAGTGTTCTTGTACTTCATCAGCACCATGCCATCGCCGAGGTCATACCCGTTGCCGAACTCATAGTCGGCTACGTTGATCGGCTCGATGCTCGTTACCTGTCCGTTCTTGTCTCGATACAGATAAGCCACTGCGTTCCCGTACCGAGCCAACTGATACATCATGGTAAACATGAAGTCGAACTTGCTCTGTAACGGATTCGGTCTTTCGCTCACTAGATAATTCAATCGGCTGTTCCGATTCAGCGTATACGCCCCGTCCTTGATTGTGACATGGCGTAAATCAATCTTGGCGAACTCCATGGCGATAGTGCGGTACACGGACTCCATAATCGGAGATGTCTTGGTATAGACCGCACCGCCAAGCCACTCAGAGTAGCCTACCAACTGCCCGTTCTTGACATAATTGATACCACGCCGAGAAACGTGAATATCGAAATCTGTGAACGGTACATGAATTCTCACGATCTCTACCCCCTTATACCTTGCGTTTTGAGTAATCGATGCTCAAGTCATCGTTAACAATCGATTGTTTGTAGCCAAATCTGTGATGGTGTTCATCATGACAGTACGGATGGCAACAAACCAAGTTATCCATATTGAAAGCCACATCCCAATCCATATAGTTTTCCTCGTTGAGTTCCTCTATATGGTGGACTGTGGCTCGTTTGCCGACCAATTTACCGCAGAAATAGCAGATTGACCGATCCCTGGCAATGACATCAAGCCGGATCTGCTTCCACAGTTTGGTTTTGTAGATCTTCTTGTGGTTCTCCAATGAAGTAACCTCTCAAGAACTCCAAATTCTGATCCCCGGTGTCCTTGTTGTGCAGGAACACGTTCACGGCAGACCTCGCTGCAAGATTAGCAATCACGCCGTCCTTGCGTTCACGCATCGAATTGGTAAAGACGATGTTCCCGTATTGGTCTTCCCTCGCCTGAGCAGCTGCAAAATGCAGTTCTGTCAGCCGATTGTTGTTGTAGACCAATCCACGCTGTCTGACTTCCTTTGTGGACTCGATAATCGGGTTGGAGTTCTTCTTGTCTTCCATGCGGAACTTGACCACAGGCAGTTTGCCATCTAGAGACGGAATACTTGCGTTCATGAAGGACTCGATCTTCTGAGCCTTGTTCGGGTCGAGACCGAATTTGCAAATGATCCACTGATATTTCAGTTCTAGATGGGCAATGTAATAGATAATGAAGTCCTCTGTTACGCCCGTGCAGTCACAGCGTGCCTGTTCTCCGAATTCTGAGACGAGTTCTTCGACCAGGTTCTCGTCAATGACCACCACATCGCCACGTTTTGCGTACAATTCGTAGCCATACTTGCCCTGTTTAGGCGAGTAAAGGATGTTTGCATCCTCTTTGGACTTCGCTTGCAACATGTTCCGCTTCTCAATGACAACCTGTCCGTCCTGCTTGAGTTCCTCTTCCCACCATTTCGGCAGGAAGTAGATGTCCTTGCAGAACTCCTCTTCGGTAAGCGGATTGTAGACAAGCAGTTCCAGGCACGCCAAGTCATTGGACGGGTTTCGTGTATAAGCCATATCGAGTCCGAGGAACACGGGTGCGTTGTAGAACACGTTTTCATTGAACTCTTTAGCCTTGCACTCACGCTCCGTGAAGTAACTTGTGATCGGATTCTGAGGAATGTTGAAGTTCTTGGTCAGTGTGGTAACACGCTTCTTAGGATCGTTGATCATGTCAACGATCTTGCCCTTCAGCATGTCCACCTGTACCGCTACACCCAAGCCTGGGTTTGACTTCCGCAGCAGAGAGATGTCCGTGCGGTACGCTTCAATGACCTCTTCGTACGATTCCTGCCTGTATATAGCAAAGAACTTGCGATAATCCTTGATCTCCGATTGGTTGAAAAGGATCGAATGCGCAAGTTCTTTCCTATCATCGAGATATCCACCACGCACCGTGCCATCAGTGGTGGTCTCAAAGATAAGGGCATCAGACCGCTTGGTACTCTTCCGCAGATCGTCCGGGTACTTGCTCGTTCTGAAGCCGTGAATCTCGTCAATCATGAGTACCGCAGGGATAATGCCCTCAAAGTTTGTCCCGTCTGAACTCATGGCAACCAATTTGGCGTTCGTCTTCTCCACTTCGATTTCGCCAATGGTGTTTCTGATACTAGCGTTATCCTTGAGGATCTTGTTACGCCGTATCAGTTTCATAGTGCTGTCGAAACACAGTCTCGACTGCTTATAGGCATTACTGCCGATGTAAATCTTCGGAGACGGAATATCCGAGTGAAACATGAAGTAAGCGATCAGAAATGACATGAATGTTGTCTTGGAATTGCCGGATGCAATCAGCAACAGCACATCATTAACGATTCGTACATACTTCACGGTCTTGCCAATGGCATATCCGTCTTCGTCAAATTCCTCTACCTCTATGTCTCCATAGAAGCAGAGTACCGAGTAGATGATCCACTTCTGCCAAAGCATCAGTTTGACAGGCTGTCCGGCGTTCTCACCCTCAGTCAGAACACAGAACCGCTCGATCCAATCTACGCAGTGTCTTCCCTTCTCCTCTAAGAAATCATACTTCTTGAGCATCTCACGCTGAATCTCGCACTGAGCGATGATTTCGGGCGAGTAATACTTCGGATTCCGTTCTACATCATCCAGGTACTGCTGAAACGGATTAGTTGAACGGGTCTTCTTCGTCTGCTTCACTGATTTCCAGGGTCTGCTCGATGGCGATAATCTGATTTCTTAGAGAGATGTTTAGTTTGATAAACCGCTCTACCGCATTCAATGCCGGGATGGTAGACATGCTCCCGTTCCCGTTATCGATTGTGTAGGCATCTTGCTGATCGACTTCCCACTGAAGCCGTTGAATGATCTCCTCGTTCTTGACATACCGCTCCTTACAGTCTTGCAGTACATCCCGAATTGAAGATGCATTCGATTTGTCAATCCGTCTCACCTTGCGCATGAAGGATTTCTTCGCACTATTGGCAAGCCGTTCGGCGGTATCGGCATTTCTGCCCTGGATCTTCTGCTTGGCGAGTACGGCAGCTGCGACAATATCGTCATTGTCACTTCCGTATCTCTTCCGAGCGTTTCCGACCGCTTCATGCCCGACTCCCAATTCCTTGGCAAGACTTCTGTCAGACTTTCTCACACTTTCCCCTCACTTTCAAAAAAAGAGGACGGCAGTCCAACCAAACTACCGCCCCCTGTGCCGTACGCCACTGTTAGAAAGGAGAAGTATACAGTATACAGACGGAGGGCTGCGCACGGCAAATAAAAAGGCACGCTTAGGGAACGTACCTTCTTATTCCAATTTCTCAAACAGAGAGTTATACGAAATTGAGCCTTTTTTAGGCAATACCATAATAGCATAAAAAATGTTGTCGAGAAGACAATTTTTTTATGTTTCACGGATGTTTCGCCCTTGGCGGTTAGGCTGGATGTTCGGTCATCGTAAATGATGC